ATGGCCAAGTTGAAGCGCTCGGAAATGCGGTTCATCGATGAAGTTTTCGATATGGGCAGCGGCTACGTCCTCGACTTCTCGAATCGGACGTTCGCTGAGTTCTTCGAGGATGAATTCGGCATCGACATCTTCCAGCAGAAATACCAGGGCCGCGGCACGTCTAAAGCCAACCACCTGCGCGGCTTCATCGAGACGGAAGACGGGTACACGGTGGGCAAGGTACTGCGGCGGCTCTGGGCTTACCGCAGCGAAACGATCGTCGTCGCCGACCCGCAACGCGCCTTCCCAGCTAGCGTCCAAGTAAGGTTCTTCGATCTGGTAAGCAGTATCGAGGCGGGCTTCGCACCGCCGGTCTTGGCTGCCTTGTCGGACACGGCCGGCGTCCTGAATCTCGACACGGTCTCGCGCGATCTCGACCGTGCGCTCGGCAACGCGCGGGAAGACCCCGAAGATGCTGTGACCGCCGCCTGCTCAACGGTCGAAAGCGTGTGCCGGTCCATCCTGATCGAGCTGGGGCAACCTTTGCCGAATAAGAAGGACATCAAGGACCTCTTTAATGCGGTTAAAAAGCCGCTCGGCCTATCGCCCGACCGCACCGACCTCGATACGCTGATCGCCGAAGACGTCCGCCGCATTCTCGGCGGGCTTGGCACCGTGGTCGAGGGTATCGGCGCGTTGCGGACCCACGGCGGCGACGCGCATGGGCGCGAGCGCGGATACGCCCGGATCGATCACCGCATCGCGAACCTTGCCATTCACGCCGCCAGCTCCGTGGCGCTGTTCCTGATCGAGACGTGGCAACGCAAATTTCCAAGCCGGGAATTGCCGCTGCATCCGCGCTTGGCCCGGCCGAAGCCGGTCCAAGCCGCGGGGCGGTGAAAAGGACGCGGCGGCAGGACTTGAACCTGCGGCCTCCCTGCCCATACTGTGCGATTGCGACATCTACACCGTATGCAGACAGCTGGGCGCTCTGTCCGGCTGAGCTACGCCGCGAAACCTCCTATCCGGCAGGGGCCTGTGCCGCCCTGCGCAGGCGTGCGCCGGGCCGGGCGACCTCGCGGCGGCTCTCTTTTGCCGCGTCCTCCGCTTTCCTGAACTCAGGTTCAAGCGCCTTGAGCTTCAAGACGAGGCCGGACAAGTCGTATTCGTTGCTGAGCTGGCCGCGGTATTTGTTGTGCCGCTTTACCCGGTGCACAAGGCCTGCTGTCTCAAGCTCGGCGATGATGGTCTGCACCCGGCGCGGTTTGAGGTTCATCCTCTCGCCGAGCGATTTCTTCGAAGGCCAGGGCTTGCGGTCCACGTCCCACCAGTAATCGGCAAGGTGCATCAGCACCGCGAGCTGCGAGGCATTAAGCCCAAGCCGGCGCTGCCCGCGCAGCAGCAGCGAGGGCACGATGCAGAAGCCGAGTTCGAGGACCTTCTTTCCCCATTTACGCTCCGAGGCGAGGCGGGCTTTCGTGGAATCGATGGGGATGACTTTCGCAGTCTCTTTCGCTTCAGTAGGATTGCTCATAAACCATCTCCGTGCTGCCGCTTCAGATACGCGCGGCCATCACGGGCTTCAAGATGATTGCCCCGGCAGAATCCGACCGGGAGCCCCGGCAGCGCAATGCCAGGCGGGGAGGGCGAATAGGCCCTCCGAATGAGTATCCGGCTATCCAACACGCCCTACGGTGCATACGAACGAGTATCCCGGAGCCCCTGGCAGGATCGTGCCGGGGGTGACATTCGGGGTCTTTATGCGGGCGGCCGGGTGGAAACAGCATTCACATCGCGATCGATGCGGGGCTCACTCCTCGAACACTATTTTTTCTTGCTTGTCCCAAGGAAGCTCGACAGCGGTGGTGAGATCCTTGATAGAAAGAGCAGATCGGCGGCGAAGGATGAGGAGCTTCTCCAGAACCGTTGGTGAGAGATACGCCAGCCGCAGCGTGCGGCTGATGAACCTGTCGGAGACTCTTTCGGCGACAGCGATATCCTGGATGGTCGTGACCTCGCCCCGCTCCAGCTGGCGTCGCCAATTCCAGGCGCGAGCAATAGCGCGCAGCAAGTGCGGTTCCTGGGCGTGAGGCTCAACGGCGTCGATGTTTTCCGGCGGCACGATCCATGGCCGGCCATTGCGGTGCTTCACCTTAAGCGGGATCACTACGCGGATGGTGGATGGCGCGGTGGTCATGCGATGGCCTCCTCACGCGTTGGGTTCAGCATCTCGCGCATCACGGTGCCGAGACCTTCCGTACGCAGATCGACGGCGAGCCCATCGGTGGTCACGGTCACCCTTTCCACCAGCAGCCGCACGATGCGCGCCTGCTCGGCCGGGAACAGCGCCGACCAGACATCGCCGAACTGGTTAATGGCGGTAACCACGTCTCGTTCGTTGACGGAGGGCGCTTCCCGCCGCGCGGCAGCGACGGCCTGCGCCACGATTTCGGGCGCGCGCACCAGCTGCTGGATCTCCCGCACCACAGCGGTTTCCACTGCGTCGGCGGGCAGGCGCAGCGGTACAGCGGTGCATGCCGTCGCGCGCCCCCGGAGCGCATCGGTCGAGACGTAGTACCGATAGAGCCGGCTACCCTTTCTGGTGTGGGTAGGCGTCATCGCCCGTCCGGCTTCAGTGAAGATGAGGCCCTTGAGCAGCGCCGGCGTTTCCCGCCGCGTCGCAGCCGCCCGTGCGCGTCCGTTGGAGGCAAGGATGGCGTGGACCTTATCAAAGGTGTGTCTGTCGACGATCGCCGCGTGCTCGCCGGGATAAGCCGTCCCCTTGTGGACCGCTTCGCCGAGGTAGATGCGATTGTTGAGGAGCTTGTAGACGATGCCTTTGTCGAAGAGCTTCCCACGCTTGTTGGTGAGGCCTTCTGCGTTGAGCTCGCGCACGAGATTGGTCATCGATCCCAGTTGAACAAAACGCTGGAAAATGCGCCGAACGAGCCCGGCCTCGACAGTATTGACGACCAGCTTGCGCTCGACCACGTCGTAGCCGAGGGGCGCCCAGCCGCCCATCCACATGCCTCGCTTACGCGATGCCGCGAACTTGTCTCGGATACGCTCGCCGATCACCTCGCGCTCGAACTGCGCGAAGGAGAGCAGGATGTTAAGCGTCAGCCGACCCATCGACGTCGTGGTGTTGAAGGACTGGGTCACCGAAACGAAGGTCACGCCCTTGCGATCGAACACCTCGACCAGCTTGGCAAAATCCATGAGCGAGCGGCTGAGGCGATCGATTTTGTAGACCACCACAACGTCGATAAGCCCCGCCTCGATGTCGGCGAGTAACTGCTTCAGCGCCGGGCGCTCCAGCGTGCCGCCGGAAAAGCCGCCGTCGTCATATCTGTCGCGAAGCAGCACCCAACCCTCCGCCTTCTGGCTGGCGGCGAAGGCTTCGCAGGCTTCGCGCTGGGCGTCGAGGGAGTTGAACTCCTGGTCCAGTCCTTCCTCGGACGATTTTCGGGTGTAGACCGCGCAGCGCAGCCGTCGCGGCGCAGCGGCGGAGGTCTGTGACCGCTTCATCGGACGCCCCCTGCGGCACGGAGACCAAAGAAGCGCCAGCCGTTCCAGCGGGTACCGGCGATGGCGCGGGCGATGGCCGAGAGCGACTTGTATTTGCGGCCCTCGAACTCGAAGCCGTCGCGCAGCACCGTGACGGTGTGCTCGACCCCGTTCCACTGCCGGACCAGCCGCGTACCGGCGACCGGCCGGCGCGGATCCACGATGCGCGTCTTGCGGTCCGGATTTCCGCGGAGCTCGTCAGCGAGAGCGTCAAGGAGCCGGACGGTCTCGCGCGAGGGGCCGCCGTAGGCCAGTTCCTGAATGCGGTAAGCGAGCCGGAGCTCGAGGAAGGACCGGCTGTTGTTGGGAGCATCCGCCCCGAAGAGGGCCCGCCACTCTGCTTTCAACCCCGCGACGCTCATGCGCTTCAGCGCCATCAGCCGCGTCAGGACCGTCGTATCGCGGCTCTCGTCCTCGCCAGGTCGCGCCGGCTCCGATGCGTTCGCTCTGGCCGACATTTGCGGCATGGTCACTCCCCCTTCACCTGCCGAAGCCGGTCGGCATGACCGCGGTGGTCGGGCGAGAAGTCGAGGCAACTTTCTCCGTGATCGGCAGATTTCGGGCTTGACTGTCGGGCGTGGAGCCGAACCAGCCCGCGGGCGACGATCATGGCAATCTCAGCCAGCCGCTCTTCGGCGGTCATCCGGGTCGGGTCGAGGCCAGAGCTCATCGAGGGATCGGGGTCAATTGACGGGGAACTCTCTCTCTGTAGCGGCTGAGGCGAGCGGTATTCCCAAGAGGTCGGAGAGCCTGCTAACCGCAGCCGTCGATCTGTTGCGCACATCCGCAACAAAAGACTCGACTCTCCCTCTGAGTTGTGGAACAAAAAGAGAACATCAGACGGGAGCGCGCATGTCGCCGATCAAGGTCACCTATCCCTGCAGTCCGGTCACGGGTGAGCCAAATCGGCTGACCGCTCGACAGGTCTGGGACGTGGCCCGCAATGTCCGCGCGCAGTTCACTGACCCACAGGAGCGGCGGCTCGACACTGTTCGCCTTGTCGAGACGGCGTCGTCCCTGCTGGTCAACGGTCTCGCATTCGAGGCGTACTGGGACCTCGACCATGAGGTTTGCGACGAGGCCGACCGGCCGGTCATGGGCGCCACCGAGTTCGACCCGGGGCAGCCCGATAGCGTCATGGTGTCCGTGAACGGTGTCCTTATCGGGGTTCGCGACGACCTCCTTCGGTCGACCGCCGCCCACGAGCTCGGGCACGTCGTGTTCGATGCCCCAGGCCTGATCCGTCGCGCGACCGACCTCAAGGTCGCCGGCTTCGACCAGCGCCCATCCGCGGACTGGGTCCGGATCATGTCGGACCGGCGTGGACCTCACCCGCCCAATTCGAGTGCCACCGTCGTCCAGGACTGGCGAGAGTTCCGCGCCAACGAGTTCATGGGTGCGCTGCTTGTCCCGCCGGGCTTGCTCCGCGTCGAGTTGCAGCGTTTCGCCAAGCGCCGCCGCCTTCCCCTCTCCGACGTCCCTTCTCGGGTCATCAGGGGAGCGCCGGCCTACGACGGATGGTCACTCGATCCGGAGGGCGCCATCGAGATGCTGTTCACCCTGGCGGAGCGGTTCCGGGTCTCGGAGGCCTTTGTCCGCGTCCGGCTCGACCGCTACGACCTCGTCCGCTCAGGGAGGCAGTGGCACCTTGGCTGATTCCGACTTTATTTGTGCCGATGCATCGCGCGTCGACGAAACACAAATCGTGGAACGATCCAATGATCAAGCGAGCGACCCTTACGGGAACAGCGTTCGGACCCTGGATCCGAGCCGAACGCGAGAAGGCGGGGATCGGCCTCAACGACTTCGCGCACGAGATCAACATCTCGCCGGCCTACTGGTCGCGGATCGAACGCGGGCACGAGAAGGCGCCGAAGGACGAGCTCATCATCGCGGCCTGCAAGCGGCTCGGCCTCGACACCGACCGGGCGTTCATCGAGGCGCGCCGTCTGCCACCCGACATGCAAATCGACATCGCGACCGCGGTGACGGTCTACCGACGCTTCAAGGAGCGCGGTCGTAAGTGACCTCCCGCAAACCTCCGCACCGGGACTGAACGCCGCGGATTATCCGCTCAACAATCGAGCTGTGCCAAGCAATTGCGTGTTTCGTCGATGCAAAATGAATCAACAGGAAGACGCCCGTGACCGAAACATTTCGATCCGCCCAAAGTGATGCGGCCGAACCGCCGCCGGCCACCGACGCGCGGGCCTTGCGCACGCTGATGGCGGCGGCCGCCTATCACGCGCGCCGGGTCGCGCGCACGATGCGGCTCGGCCCGGACGACCGCGAGGACGCGGAACAGGAGATCCTGCTAGCTCTTCTGGAGCGCCGGCGGTTCTTCGACCCGGCGCGCGGCGCCTGGAGCGCGTTCGCCGACCGGGTTGCCCGGCAGGCCGCGCAGACGGTGGCGGACGGGATCGGCGCCGAGCGGATGGTGCGCGGTCCGTCACTCGACCAGCCTGTCGACGGCAGCGCCGACGACGGTCCGACACTTGGAGGTCTGCTTGCTGAGAGGATCTCAGTCGACAGCTCTTCTGACGAGGGAGCGGCGCTCAGCGTGGCCCTGCGGCGCTTCCTCCGAAACCTGCCCGACGAGCTGCGGTTGGTCGCGGCCCTGGCGCTGGACGAGGACGGTGACCTTGCCGAAACGCAGCGGCGCTCGGGGCTGTCGACCAGCGAATTCTATCGCCGCCTCCGGGAGGTCCGGCTCCGGCTGGTGTGCACCGGCCTCGTCAGTTGGCGCCCGGCCAAGGGCGCTCCCGTTTAGACCTCTTGGGAAGATCACCCCATCCCGCCGCTACTAAGCACATCGAAAGCCGCCGACTGATCCGAACCGCCGGCGGCATTTCCGAGATGACCCTGAACCGAGCAGCCGAGGCGTGCCGCACCGGCTGTACCCGAGAGAGGTTTGCCCGATGCCGGTGCCGATCGTCGCTCCCACTCTCCCACGCTTCGCCGTCCCCATCGACGAGAACGGCTTCGTCGACTGGTTGGTCGATGCGGAGCCGGGCGACCGGATCGCCTACTACCGTGGCCACCTCGGCCACGACCGGGTCCCCAGCACCGCAGTTCTCAAGCGGGACGAGCGGGCGAACCTCAACGCCGTCGCCCATCGCGTGCTCGCCGCAGCTGAGCAAGGCTTGGTGCTCCCTGTGCAGAAGCGGATCGGGCCCGAGGACTGCCTCTACCTTGCGGTCAAGGCGATCGGCGGTCTCAAGCGCCGGCCGGCGCGGGCCGCGGCGCTTATGCCTGTCCCCGCCCTGCAGGCTGAAGCCGTTCCTGCCCTTGCCGCCGCCTGAGGAGTCTCATGCCAAAGCTCGCTATCCTGACCGAACATGTGCGCGACCTGCCGGCCGCCGCGATCGCCGCGCTCACTGCTCCTGAGCTCGCCTGTGTCCTCGATGACCTTGCCGAGCAGAAGGCCTCGCTCGGTCTGATCGAGGACAAGGTCCGCGACGCCCTTGACCTCAAATACGGTGCCCGCGCCCACCAACGCCGCGCCGAGGATGGCAAGGACACCGGCACGGTTCGCTTCGAGGACAACGGCTTCGTGGTCGTCGCCGAGCTGCCGAAGCGGGTGAAGTGGGACCAGGAGAAGCTGAAGCATGCCGTCGAGGTCATCCGCTCCGGCTGGGGCGACGACCCCGACGACTATGTGAAGGTGAAGCTCGAGATCTCCGAAGCCGCTTTCAACAACTGGCCGCGGCCGGTGCGCGAACTTTTCCTCCCCGCCCGCACCGTCGAGACCGGCCGCCCGGTCTACCGCGTCGAGACGCCGAAGGCGAGCGAGAGGGAGGCTGCCTGATGGCCCTAAGGATCATCACCGCCGACGAGCGGCTCTCCGCCGCCAATTCCAAGACCACGATCGCGGTCTTCGGTCCCTCGGGCGCCGGCAAGACATCCCTTGCTCGCACCCTCCCGCCCGACGAGACCATCGTGATCGACCTTGAGGCCGGTATGAAGTCGCTGCAGGGCTGGGGCGGCATCTCGGTTCCGGTCCGCAGTTTCGCGGAAGCCGCCGACATTGCCTGCCTCGTCGGCGGGGTCAGCCCGACGGCCGACCCGCAAGGCTTCTTCTCGCCGGCGCACCACGAGCACGTCACCCGAGAATACCCTGAACTCGGCGCGGCGCTCGCCGTCAAGCGGTACGTCTTCGTCGACTCGATCACTGACCTGACGCGCCTTGCCATGGCTTGGGCGAAGCTCCGCCCTGAGGCTTTCTCCGACCGCACCGGCAAGCCCGACACCCGCGGCGCCTATGGCCTGCTCGCCCGCGAGACGATCGGTATGCTCAAGCACCTCCAGCACACGCCCGGCAAGACGGTGATCTTCGTCGGCATCCTCGAACGGGTGGTTGATGATCTCGGCCGCGAGAGTTTTCAGCCACAGATGGAAGGCGGGCGCGCCTCGCGCGAGCTCCCCGGCATCGTCGACGAGGTCCTCACCCTTTCGCTCTTCGACTCGGACCAGGGTTCCGCAGGCGCCTGGCGCCATAACCCGGTCTCGGGCGGGGAGCGACGCATCGTGTGTCGGTCGGGCAACCCCTGGGGCCTGCCGGCCAAGGACCGCTCCGGCAGCCTCGACCTGACCGAGCCCGCCGACCTCGGCGCCATCATCGCCAAGGTCAACCGGCCGCGTCTTTCCAATCAGGCCTGATCCCCGAGGACATCCCATGTTCGACTTCAACGATGCCGAGCCGCTCCGTCCGTCCGAGGTCATCCCCGACGGCACCTTCGCCAAGGTGGCGATGACCATCCGCCCGGGCGGACATGATGGCGAGAGCCCGATTGATCGCGGTCTCCTCCAGCTCTCGCGTTCGCCGGGCTCCGACGTCGTCCAGCTCGACTGCGAGTTCGCAATTCTGGAGGGGCCGTATGCCCGCAGAAAATTCTGGCGGCGCTTCGTGGTCTTCGGCGGCAAGGTCGACGAGAGCGGCGTCTCGATTGGCTGGAAGATCACCAAGTCGAGCCTCCGGGCGATCATCGACTCCGCCCACGGGCTCGACCCGAAAGACGAGGGCCCCGAGGCTCAGGCCAAGCGCAGGCTGAACGGCTTCTCCAGTCTGCAGAACGTCGTGTTCATCGCCAAGATCGCGACCGACGAGGAGGGCCGCAGCGAACTCGACGCCGCCATCACCAAGGACCGGCCGGAATGGGCGAAGGTGATGGCGGGCGAGACCGTGCCCGCCAAGCCGGGCATGCGCCGCAAGTCCGGCGCCGCGAAGCATGCGAGCGCCGCCGAGGCTCCCGCCTGGCAACAGAGAGCCGCTGCCCAGCCGCAGTCCGGCCCGGCCTGGGGCCGCGGTGCCCCACACGCGGGCACACAGGCGAAGCCGGCGCCTGCCGCGCCTGCCACCCCGGCGCCGGCACCACTGCCGCGTGCGCCTGGGACGGGGGTAACAAACGGCCAAGCCGGCGCGACGCCGGCGCAACCTGCCTGGCGCCAGGGCGAAACGCCCCCGCAGCCCCGGCCGGGACCGGCCTGGCTCAACGAATGAGGCGGCCGCGCCCACGGGAGGGCCGGAAGCGCAGTCCGGATGATGCATGGGCGGACCGCGTGAGGGCCGAATGCGCTAAGGCCGTTGGCGCCTGGCTCGAAGGGTCGGTCCGCCTCGACCGGCCCATCCGGAGCTTGACCTTCATGGAGCTCGAGCACCTCGCCGAGGCGGCAACAACCCGCTGGATCGTGCTGGCCTCGGAGAAGCTGGCGCGGAGTCCCGACGAGCCCGGCTCGAAAGAGCTCGCGGCGCTCTTGCTCGGGTGAGGCCGTGCCGGATCTGCGGGCGAGCGAGCCGCGGCTTCCTCTTCACCTACCGGCTCCGGCCGGACCGGTACCCGACCTACGCTTTCTGCTCCGAGCGCTGCCAGCGCGCCGGGGCGGCCATCGCAACGAGGCTGAACGGCATGATCGACAAGACCGCAACCGAAGAGCAGGCAATCCGGGAGACCAGGCGGCCCTTCGCCGAAGTGATCCAGGAGTTAGGGCTGATGCCGGCGTTCGAGGGCAGAAGCGGCGCCGAGATCGACCGGATCATCGAGGTCTGCGTCGACGGTTTCCGCGACGCGATGGGCCGGCTCACGCTCAACGACGAGATCCCGTTCTGACGGTGAGTTCGTGGTTCTCGACCTCAACAGCGGCTCTCGCTTCGTCTACGGCCGACCAACGGGCGAGCCGACGCTCGGTGAGCGGATCGGCGGGCTCGTCGACGCCGCACTCCTCGCCGAACGCGAGGCGATGCCGCCGCGCAACTACCTCGGTGCCTCCCGTATCGGCGAGCCCTGTGCTCGGCGGCTCTGCTACGAGGTGATGCACCTGCCGCCCGACCCCGGGAAGGCGTTCACCGGGCGGCTCCTGCGCGTATTCGAGACCGGCCACCGCTTCGAGGGGATGACGATCAGGTGGCTCCGGCTCGCAGGCTTCGACCTCCGCACCTGTAAGCGCGACGGCTCGCAGTTCGGCTTCTCCGCGGCGGACGGGAGGTTCCAGGGCCACATCGACGGCGTCATCGTTGATGGTCCCGATGTTGGATTTCCGTACCCGGTCCTCTTCGAACATAAGGCCGTCAACGATGCGACCTGGTCGGAGATCGTCAAGCGCGGACTGCGGTCCGCGGCTCCGGTCTACTGGTCGCAGGTCCAAGTCTATATGGCCTATCTCGAAATCGAGCGAACGCTCGTCGTCGCGCTCGACAAGGACACCGAGGCGCTCACCTTCGATCTGATCGCCTTCGATCCCACCGCCGCGCAGGATCTCTCTGACAAGGCTGTCGCCGTGCTTTCCGCCGTTGACGCTGGCGAGCTTCTGCCCCGCATCGCGGCGCGCGAGGATTTCTATCTCTGCCGGATGTGTCCGTTTGCAGGCCGCTGCTGGCACGCTGAGCAGCCTCCGAAGTCTGTGCCAAGCCTTCCATCTTGGCGGAGGGCGGCGTGATCGACCTCAACGACGTCGCGCCAGCGCGCCCGGCCGAGCGCTTCGACCTCGACCGCCTGGTCGCGCAACTCCGCGCGACGGCGCGTTCCTGGGTGCCGGCGCACTTCCCGCGAGGTCGGCGCGAAGGGCACGAATGGCGGCTCGGCGGGATCGACGGTCGGCCGCCGCGGAAGCAGGGCTCATGCGTCGTCGCGCTCGACGGTCCGAACGCCGGCGATTGGATCGACTTCGACGGCTCGGGTTCCGGCGGTCCGCTCTCGGCGCTCGAACAGGCCACCGAACTCGCCGGATACGACCTCTTCGCCTACGCGGCGGGGCTCGTCGGCGGCGCTAGCTCCCTCGTCACAAAGTCGACTCGAAGCCGCGCAGCCGCCCCCATGGCGGCTGCCGGTCCCGCTAGGGGCGCGCACGAGGCTGCGGTCGAGACCGAGGTCCGGCACATCCTTGCCCGCGCCGCGCCGCTCGCCGGGACGCTCGCCGAGCGGTGGCTCGCAGCTCGCGGCGTCACCACACCTGCAACTGACGATCTTCGGTTCGTTGCCGACCTCACCCACTTCGAGACCAAGACCGGCTGGCCCGGCATGGTTGGGACCGTGCGCGGTCACGACGGCGCCGTGCTCGGGCTCCACCGCACCTACCTCGCGCTGGACGGAACCGCTAAGGCGCCGGTCCGTAACGCACGCATGTCGCTCGGCGAGGTCCATGGCGGCGCGGTGCGCCTTGCGAAAGCGGTCGATGGGCTGATCGGCCTCGCCGAGGGGATCGAGACCACGCTCGCGGTGATGACCGCCTGCCCCGACCTGCCGATGTGGGCGGCGCTCTCTGCGGGCAGCCTCGCCGACCAGCGCCTTCCGGAGTACATCCGGCGTGTCGTCGTCTGCGCTGACCATGACGCTGCCGGCGCTGGGCTCGATGCCGCGCGCCGACTGGCGGTGCGATTGGTCGACGAAGGCCGATCGGTGTTCATCGCGCTCCCGCCGCGCGCCGGCGATGACTTCAATGACGTCCTTCTCCGCGATCGCGCCGAGGAGGTGAGGCGCGTCGTCGAGGCGGCAGAGCCCTACGAGCCCAGTCCGCCTGGCGGTCCGGCACCCTCCAGTCGTTCGTCCTCCCGCGCTGCCCGCGGCCTGCCGCTCTTCTTCCCCGATCGGCCGAGCAACCGGCCGCTGGTCCGCGCCGATGACGGCGACCTCGCACGTCTTGCCGGGACGGCCTGGGAGCAGCTGATCGAGGCGAACAGCCCACCCTGGCTGTTCCGCACGGCCGCCCGCCTCGTCTGGGTGGAGCGCGATGACGAGGGCGCGCCGCTCGTCCGTTTCCTCGATGAGGATCGCATGGCGCATGCGCTTGCTCGCATCGCTGATTGGCGGCGGGCTAGCGCCAAGGGCGACCTCGTGCCGGTCAGCCCGCCGGCGCGCGTCGTCAAGGACGTGCTTGTCACCGCCGACCCGCTCGTGCCGGTGCTCGCCGGCATCGTCGCGGCGCCGATCTTCGGCCGCGACGGCGCAGTCGAGACGACGCCGGGCTATCTCGCCGGCTCCGCCGTGCTCTTCGAGGCCGAGCCGGGGTTCGCCGTCGGCGAGATCCCGGCGAAGCCCAGCGGAGACGAGGTCGCCGCAGCCAAAGCGCTGCTCCTCGACGAGCTTCTCGGCGACTTCCCGTTCACCAGCGACGCCGAACGCGCGCACGCCGTGGCACTCCTGCTCCTGCCCTTCGCCCGGGCGATGATCAACGGGCCGACACCCCTTCACCTCATCGAGAAGCCGACGCCGGGGACTGGCGCCACTCTGATGGTCGACGCCGTCGCCACCATCGTGACCGGCCGCCCGGCGAACATCATGACCGAAGGACGCGACGAGGACGAGTGGCGGAAGCGTCTCACCGCCAAACTCCGCTCGATGCCCGTCCTCCTGGTCATCGACAACGTCCGCGGCAAGCTCGACTCCTCGGCGCTGGCGGCAGCGCTCACGGCGCCGAGTTGGGAAGACCGCCTCCTCGGCCGCTCCGAGATGGTGCAATTCCCGATCCGCTGCTGTTGGATCGCGACCGGCAACAACCCCGAGCTCTCCAACGAGATCGCCCGTCGGATCGTCCGCATTCGGCTCGACGCCGGCGTCGACCAGCCTTGGCGACGCGAGACCTTCCGCCACCCGGAGCTTCTTGGCTGGCTCCACGAGAAGCGCGCGGCGCTCGTCCGCGCCTGCTTGCTCCTGGTGCAGAACTGGATCGCAGCCGGGCGGCCGCGCTCGCCGAAGCGGGTCGGCAGTTTTGAAGCCTGGTCCTCGATCATGGGCGGAATCCTGTCGACGGCCGGCATCCCCGGTTTCCTCGGCAACATCGACGAACTCTACGAGCGGTCAGACAGCGAAAGCGAGAGCTGGCGCTCCTTCGTGACCCGCTGGTGGAGCGAGTTCCGCACCGCGCCGGTACGCGTCGCCGAGATCCTGCCGCTCGCGCTCAGCGCCGAGCCACCGCTCCCGGTCTTCGCGGCGACCGAGCACGGCCAGCGTATCAAGCTCGGCTCGCTCCTCTCGCGCGTCCGCGACCGCGTGTTCGCGGTCGACCACTACCAGCTTCGCGTCGGCCAGAACGGACTTCACGAGGGCGTCATGCGGTGGCGCCTGGCGATCGAGGCCGGCGACGAGCGCACGACGTCGAGCAAGCCCGGTGGGTCTGAGCCGGCTCGGTGGGTCTTCGATTCCGAGACCCACCGAAAAAATGTCGAGGGGAATCAAGGCCGCGGTGGGTCAGGTGGACGAAGTGGGTCTCTTCTTAATGCGCGAGAGGATTCCTCTCTCACATATAGAGTCTCTGGAACCATCCCACCGAGACCCACCGACCCACCGGACCCGCAGTATTCCTGGGATTCCAGCTGGTGGGTCATCCATTACCCGTCCTGGCAGGACCCCACCGGACCCTATCGCCGATGGCTCGCGGCCTGGTCGCGTGGACCGCCGGTCCGGGAAGCCAGGCCCTCACCACAAACCCATGAGCGGGACGGCGGCCCTCCAGTCGCCAAACAGGTCGGACCGCCGCCCCGCGACCATCACGATACCCAAGAGGATTCGTCATGAGCGCGTCCATGGTCGCGCATTCGGAGCCGAATGCGAATCTCCCCCTCCGACCCGCGATTGCGAGCCGGGCCTTTTCACCCGGAGCGCTGCTCGCCCTCGACCTCGGCTCCTCCACCGGATGGGCGCTGAAGCCCAAGGCCGGCCCGATCGTCTCCGGCACCCTGACCCTCAAGCCCGGGCGCTTCGAGGGCGGCGGGATGGTCTTCCTCCGCTTCGGCCGCTGGCTCTCCGAAGTCCGGGCGAGCGCATCGATCGAGGGCATCTGGTTCGAGGAGGTGCGCGCCCATGCCGGGACACTTGCCGCACAAGTCTATGGCGGTTTTCTCGCCGCCCTCACCAGCTGGTCCGAGGAGCGCGGTATCCCCTACGAGGGCGTGCCCGTCGGCACGATCAAGCGCTTCGCGACCGGCAAAGGCAACGCCTCCAAGGACGAAGTGATCGCCGCTGTCCGGCGCCTCGGCTTCTCGCCGGCCGACCACAACGAGGCAGATGCCCTCGCTCTCCTCACCTGGGTGATCGCCAAGCGAGGGCAGGCATGAACGGGCCTTCCCTGCCGCGCTGCGCGTTTGCACGCCTCGTGCCTCTGCCGAGCACGTCAGAGGGCGATCTGTTCCTGATGCGACGACGCGCCTGGCGCGAACAGCGCATCGCCATCCTCCCCCTCGACCACATCACCGACGACTGGCTCCGCCAGGCCGTCACCAACGAAGCTACCCGCCTCTACGGCGACACCAATGGAAAAACACGATGAGCAGGAAGAGCACACGACGGGGGAAGCGGCCGGTCACGCTGGCCGGTGGCTTTGCTTCAGACAACGTCGTCACCCGCAAGGTGACCGAGCAGGATCCGGACGGTGTCACCGTCACCCATCACCGCACCGTTGACACGATCCGCCTCATGCTCGAGGCCGGCACCATCACCGAGGCGATGCATGATGCGGCACGCGACTTCCAGGCGGCGTTCACTATCGCCAACCTTGATCGCATGCCAGGCATCGACTGGGAGATGATGATCCGGCCGCTGCCTGGATCGAACCGACAAGCCGATCTGTCGGACACACAGGTCGGTGCCCGCGAACGCGTGTCTGGTGCACTCGAAGCCCTCGGCGGCTATGGCTCTCCGGCAGGCTCCTGCGTCTGGTTCGTCGTCGGGCTGCAGACCTCCATCCGCGAGTGGGCGATCCGGCAGGGCTGGGGCGGGCGTCCGGTCAGGCAGGAGAGTGCGCAAGGGATTCTCGTCGCTGCGCTCGGCGTGCTCGCGAAGCACTACGGGTATCGTGATCGAGGCCAGAGGCGATGTGCATGAGGAGGCTCGTGTCGAAGGAATCGAGATGCGTCGACATATCCATGCCGACCTGTCGATGCTGTCGACCCGTGCCCTCGGCCGGGGTCACGGAGGGCTGGTAGGCGTATCGCAGTACTGCTATAGGAATGGGTGGATGAAACCGCCGTCGAAGCCGCTCGTCTGGATCGCCTCGTCGCGTGACGATCTTCGGGAGTTCCCGGCGGACGTCCGGCGAGTGATGGGCCAGGCGCTCGACGATGCGCAGCGAGGTGGTGAGCATCCTCGGGCCAAGGCCCTTCAGGGATTTGGCGGGCGCGGCGTCTTGGAGATCGTGGACGACCATGACGGCGACACGTACCGCGCCGTCTACACCATCAAGTTCGCGGGCACTGTCTACGTGCTGCACGCGTTCCAGAAGAAGTCGAAGAAGGGCCGGAAGACGCCAGCGTCGGATATCAACCTCGTGAAGCAGCGTCTCAGGACTGCGGAAGCCCACTACCGCCAAACCATGGCAAGGAGAAGGGATCATGACTGACGGGATCATTCCGAGCAGCGGCAATGTGTTCGCCGACCTCGGCTTTGAGAACGCGGAGGAGGAACTCCTCAAGGCGCAGTTGGTCCGCACGATTCGTGCGCTGATCAAACGGCGACGCCTCACGCAGGCGAAGGCCGGCGCAGCGCTCGGGCTGGCCCAATCCGACGTGTCCGCGCTCATCAACGGCAAAGTGGCGCGCTTCTCCCTGGAACGGCTGCTGCGTTGCGTGCGCCGCCTTGACCGCGAGGTAGCGATCGTCGTGCGGCCGACACGCCGCAGCCGTCGCGAACGTGCGCGGACGGTCAGGAAGGCAGCCGCCTGAAGCGCCAGGATTGGCTCCAATCGTCGCTAATTCATAAACGAACACAGCGCCTTATCGACTTTCTTCGCCCGCATCCCCGTTTCGAATTGACGGCCGTCCGATGCAAAGCTTAGGGTCGCGCCATGGACCGGAGATGGGCGGCGGATAGATCTAAGCGGCGTTGATAGCCGGCTTCGCGGGTCCTTCCCGGCGAGAAACCTATGCGGGGGGCTTCGGCGCGATATTTCGCTAGCGCCAGTCGTCGCAGCTTGGTTCACACGACCTCGGTTCACATTCCTCGCGAACCTCCCAACAATCTCGCTCCTGCAAAGGTTTGACTGGCATAGCGCGGTGTGAACTGCGCGGCGCATGCCGCCGCGGTTCACAGTTCACATCTCAGCGGTTCACCCCGCCAACGCGAAGGTTCTCGGAGGCCGCCGATGGCCCGGCTCTCGGCGCGCCAATATGCGCAACGGATCGGAGTCTCGGGCTCCTATGTGAGCCGCCTCATCCGCGCCGGCAAGCTCCCTGCAGGCGCCGACGGCCGCATCGACCCGGTCGAGGCTGACAAGGTCCTCGCCGCGCTGCGCGAGCCGGCGCGGAAGGCGAACCGAACGCTGCCGGCACCGGCACCGGCGCATGCAGATCCGCAGCATCGGCCAACGACACCGACGGCGCGCGTCGGCCTGGCCTTTTCGGATGTGCCCGGCGGCGCCGCTACGGACCTCCCGACCCTCCTTCTCAAGGCGCGGACCAAGACCGAGGTCGAGAAGGGCAAGCTTCTTGAGCTCAAGGCCAAGGTCGAGGCCGGCAAGTTTGTCGACTCCGATGAGGTCAAGGTCGCCGCCTTCAACAAGGCCCGCATCGTACGCGACGCGCTCCTCAACCTTCCGGCCCGGCTCGCGCCAGTCCTCGCAGCGGAGGCGGACGAGCGCGCCTGCTTCGTGCTCCTCGACAAGGAAATCCGGCAGGCACTCGACGAGCTCGCCGGCCCGGCCTGATCTGTGGTGGGGAATGCGCTCTTCACTGGTTCGTCGAACCAGCGCGCTCGATCTCAAGGCGATTCAGCAAGTCAACGAGATCGTCGGCGTCGTCCACCACAAGACCATGCTGCGGCACGCCGTTCACCTCGGCGGTCTTGCCGGTCGACCGATCGAAGACCGTCCAGCCGTGCTCGTCCTGACGCATCTCGTAGCGCGATTCCATGCAGCGATCTAGCGCCATCAGAGAGCCTTGCACAACACGAGGGCCTGACAGGCGGCCAGCGCGAACCTGCCGACAAGGACCTTGTCGCGCGGCCGAGCGAATCGCGTCAGCCGCTGCTCCCGCCTGATTGTTCGGAGGTTGTCCATGAACGAAAGCGACAAGGGTGTCGCCTTCATCCGCCTGCATGAAGGGCTGGTGACCAGGGCCTATCGCGACCCGAAGGGCGTGGTCACGATCGGCGAAGGCTTCACGATGCGCTCGCGCGTCTTCGCCGCGCACTGGCGCCAGACCCGCGGGCACGACCTCCGCCTCGGCGACACGATCAGCAAGGAGGAGTGCGACACGCTCGTGCGCAAGCTGCTCGATGCAGAATACACGCCGAGCATTGCGACGAAGGCCAAGCCGACTGCTCAGCACCAGTTCGATGCCTGCGGCTCGGTCTCCTACAACTGCGGGCCGGGATCCCTCGATGCCGCCTGGGCAAAGAAGCTCGCCAAGGGCGACGGGAAGGGGGCGGCGGCGCTCCTGCGCAAGTACAAGCTCACCGGCGGCATCCTGAAGCGGCGCAGGGCCGATGAAGCCAGGCTCCTGGAGACGGGCGACTACGGCCCGATCGACCTCAGCGCGCACGGCACGGCGTCAGCGCAGTCGGTGTCGCAGACCGCGGACGAGGTGAAAGCCTACCAGCAACAGCTGGCGACGCTCGGCTTCTACAAGGGCGCGCTCGACGGAATCGCCGGACAGAAGACCAAGGTGGCTGTCCTCTCCTATCAGGCGAGCCACCCGGACCTCGTCGCCGACGGGATCGTGGGACCGGCAACGCGCGCAAGCCTCGCCCGCGACGCGGCGGCAAAGACCGCCACGCCGAAGAGCATTGCCGCCGGCATCGGGACGGCAGTCGTTGCGGTCGCGACAACCAGCGAGACCGGCGCTTCACATCCATGGCTGTCGGCGCTGGCGATCGGCGTCGCGGTTGCGGTCCTGATCGGCGGCTATCTCGCGATTCGCTACCGGGCCGAACTCGCGCGACGCGCCAAGCCAGCCGCTCCTCCAACCGAAGGACGTTCGGCATGACCGTTCTCATCTTCCTCGCCATCCTGCTCGCGATCGCGGGCGCAGCCTACAAGCTCGCACCGCAGGGCTGGCGGACTTACGCCTTTCACATCGCGACGCTGGTCATCGCCGGCGTCCCGGAGGCCCTCGACTACTTCCACACGCTCACCGCCGATGTCTGGCAGCAGGTCGGCCTCGACGCGCGGCAGGCGATGCTCGTTGTTCTCGGGGTCAACGTGGCCGGTCTCTTCTTCCGGAAGGTCACGACAACTCCGGCGGGCTCGCGGGACTAAAGACCAATGCTCGCCGTCATCCTCGCTTTCCTGCTCAAGCTGGTGCCGGGCCTCACGGCCTCGGTCGGGGAGAAAGTCGTCGACGCCTACAAGGCGAAGCTCGACGCAGCGACCAGTGACCGGAAGATCGCCGCGGACCTCGCCGCGAAGGAGATCGAGGCGACGATCGCCGCGCGGCAGAACGCCAAGGAGATACGGCTTGCCTCTGCCGGCTTCTGGGAGATGCGGCTGATCACGGCGCTGATCGCCGGATGCTTCACCCTGCATCTAGTCCTCGTGACGCTCGACACCTGCTTCGCCTTCAGCTGGGGCATCGCCAAGTTCCCGCCGCCGTTCGACCAGTGGGAGGGAGCGATCCTCTTGTCGTTCTTCGGCGTCAGCGTCGCCGAGAGGGGGATGGTGGCGATCGCCGCCGCGGTTTCAAAGCGGCGGTCGTGAGCGCCCTCAGTCAGGCTCCAGATATCGGGTCGCGGTATCGGCCCTCGGCTTGATTCCGAACCGCCTCTCAATCTCGGCGCGCAGGCGGTAGGCCAGCGCGCGCTCCTCGTCGAGCAGATCCATGTCGCGGCTGCGGCTATAGGCGACGTCCCATGCCTGATCGCCGTAGTGCGCGATCCAGGCATTGGCTGCCTCCTGGATCAGCTGCCGCAGTTCCCGTCTTTGCCGCAACCGTCCAAACATGGCGCGCGTCTCTGCCAGTCCACCTCCGACAGTACGCCGCCAAAACATCAGGACTGCAAGTGAGCCGGCTAGCGAACAGATTGACGGTCGTCTCCCGGCCGCTCCGCGAGCTCGTCCCTTATGCGCGCAACGCCCGGACGCATTCGGACGAGCAGGTCGCGCAGATCGCCGCCTCGATCGCCGAGTTCGGCTTCGTCAACCCTGTCCTTATCGACGAGAGCGGCCAGATCATCGCCGGGCACGGCCGAGTCCTTGCAGCGGAGAAAATCGGTTTATCAGAGGTGCCCGCGATCATCCTGGCTCACCTGACGGACGCGCAGAAGGTCGCCTTCCGCATCGCAGACAACCGGATCGCCGAGAACGCGGGGTGGGACGAGGAATTGCTTGCGGTCGAGCTCGCGAGCCTCCGCGACCTCGACTTCGACCTCGACCTCACGGGCTTCGACGCTAACGAGATCGAGCGCATCCTGGCGGGTGACGCCGACACCGAGACGGCAGGCCTGACCGACGACGACACGGTTCCCGAAGCAGAGCCTGAGGCAGTCACGAGGCCAGGCGACGTCTGGGTCCTCGGCGACCACCGGCTTCTCTGCGGCGACGCAACAGTCCTTGCCGATGTGGAAAGGTGTCTTGGCGGGTCGCTCGCCGACATGACTTTCACCGATCCGCCCTATCGCGTCGCTTACGAGGGGAAAGGCTCGACGGCGGGCAACCGCAAGAAGATCAGCAACGACGACTTGTCGTCGGCCGACTTCGCCCGCTTCCTGACCGTTGCTTGCACAAACATCGTCGCGGTGACCAAGGGCGCCGTCTACATCGCCATGTCGTCGTCGGAGCTGCATACGCTCCGAGCCGCTTTCGAAGCCGCCGGCGGTCACTGGTCAACGTTCATCATCTGGGCGAAGAACGTCTTTACCCTCGGCCGCTCCGACTACCAGCGCCAGTACGAGCCGGTCCTCTACGGCTGGAAGAAGGGCCACGACCGCTTCTGGTGCGGCGCGCGCGACCAGGGCGACGTCTGGTCGATGAAGAAGCCGCGATCGAACGACCTGCACCCGACCATGAAGCCGGTCGAGCTCGTTGAGCGGGCGATCCGCAACTCCTCGAAGTCGCGCGATATCGTTTTCGATCCGTTCGGCGGCTCGGGCACCGCGGCCATCGCCGCCGAGAAGCTCGGCCGCCAGGCCCGGATGATCGAAATCGACCCGGTCTTCTGCGACGTGATCGTTAAGCGCTGGCAGGATTTCACCGGCAAGGCCGCCACGCTCGAAGACGACGGTCGCAGCTTCGATGAATCCGTCACAGCCCGCGCAAGTTGATCGCAAATCACTCCTCAAATGTCTTCGATCCGGATCCTCGTCGGCGATGCCCGGGAGCGCCTGCGGGATCTCCCGGACCGCTCCGTCCATTGCGTAGTGACGAGCCCGCCGTACTGGGGTCTGCGCGACTATGGTGTCGACGGACAGCTCGGTCTCGAACCGACCCCCGCCGCCTATGTCGCTACCCTCATAGCCGTCTTTCGCGAAATCCGGCGTGTTCTGCGCGACGACGGGACGGTCTGGCTGGTGCTCGGCGACTGTTTCGCGACCGGTGCCGGGAAGGTCGGCGCTCACCCGGGCGGCGGAGCGCAGGGCGCACGCTGGACCGGCCACCGGGGCAGTCGCGGCGGCTCGCGGCTCCACGTCGTCGCGGCTGTTGGTCCGACGACGCAGCCGAACCGGCTGCCGCAGATGGGGCTTAAGCCGAAAGACCTGGTGGGCATGCCGTGGACCGTGGCGTTCGCGCTGCGCTCCGACGGCTGGTGGCTTCGCTCGGACGTCGTCTGGGCGAAGAAGAACCCAATGCCGGAGAGCGTCCGCGACCGGCCGACCCGAGCGCACGAGTTCATCTTCCTACTCGCCAAGTCGGAGCGGTATTTCTTCGACCAGGAAGGCGTCCGCGAGCCGTTCGCGGCGGCGACACTCCGCCGGATCGCCCAGGCGACTTTCGACCTGCAGACCGGCGGCGCCAAGGACGGCCTCAACCCCAACCGCAGCGCCCGGCGGGCGCTCGTCAACCTCAAAGGCCGCGCGCTGCCCGAGCAGATCGAGGATCGGCCGCACAAGGCGAAAGGCCGCAACATCCGATCCGTCTGGACGGTCGCGACGAAGCCGTTCAGCGGCGCCCACTTCGCGACCTTCCCGCCGGCGCTCGTCGAGCCCTGCATCAAGGCGGGCACGAGCGCGCGCGGGGCGTGTCCGCACTGCGGCGCCCCTTGGATGCGGGTCATCGATCGCAAGCGGAAGCGGAGTTTCCAGAAGGTCGGACAGAAGCACGACGGCACCTACTACCGCCCGAACCCGGGCGGCGGGGTCGCCGACGACGCGCGTGAGCCTCGGGAGCTGGGGTGGGCGCCCGCGTGCAGCTGTCCGCCGGCAGAACCGGTGTCGTGCACAGTGCTCGACCCATTCGGCGGCGCCGGGACGACCGCCGCCGTTGCCGCCCGGCTCGGTCGCGACGCCATCCTGGTCGAGCTCAACCCGGCCTATGCGGCGCTGTCGCTGGAACGGATCGCAGGGGAGGCTCCCGACACCGCGGTCTCGATCGAGCCCTCTCCTCAGGTTGATGGACGACGTGGTGCTAAGAGGGCATCGGCGTGAGCCTGCGCCCCAGCCAGAGCCGCACCTTGTCGCTCGCTGAAGCGATCGCAAACGTGATGATCGGCTATGCCGTCGCGGTCGCGACGCAGTTCATCGTGTTCCCATTGTTCGGGATCAGGACCTCGATTGGTCAGGACCTGCAGGTCGGCGGCGTCTTCACAGCGGTATCGGTCGTGCGGAGTTACGGTCTGCGGCGCCTGTTCGAGACGTTCCGCGTGCTCAAGGCCAAACGCGAAGCCGCCGCCCCTTTCGGAGCGGCGGCCGATCGCAGGTCCGAGGTGGACTGAGGCGGTCAGTTCGGCCGGCGGCCCTGGCAGGCGTTGAGGACGCGCAGCACGACGCCAACGCCGCTCTCGCCGGCGAAGCGATGGGAGTCGAGCCGCTCGTAGGTGTCGTCCTCTAGCGCCACCAGCCACGTGCCGTCCGGCTGCCGCTCGCCGGTCGAGCGGAATTCGAATTCCGCGGCAGCCGCGAGGGCCTGGTACGTGCTGTCCGTCAGGCGGATCGTCTTCATGGCGTCGCCCCGGCTTAGCCGGCGATCCGGTAGACGGTGCCGCGGCCTTCGAGCTTCTCGGCGTTGACCGCAAGGCCGTACTTCTTCTTGAGCGCGCCGGCGACCGCGCCGCGCACCGAGTGCTCCATCCAGTCGAGGGCCTTTGCAGCTTCCTTGATCGAAACCCCGTCGGGGCGGCGGAGCAGTTCGACCAGCCGGTCGAGCTTGGTGCCGGACCGAGGTTGCGTGAGCGCGTGTTCCGCGGCGCTGCTGGTCTGCTCCTCCCGGCGCGTGCGGCGCGCGGAGCGCGGCGCCTTCCGTTTCTCTTCTGAGGCGGGAGGTGCCGCTTCCTCTTTGGCCTGACCTGCCTCGGTCATCGATTCGGCGTCCGTGCCGAGCGCCTTCTCGGCGAGTTTGGTGAGCCGCAGGCCGCGCGGGCCCTCGGCCTCGTTGTCGGCATAGACCTTCTTCGGGTTCTCGCGCGCCGCCTTCCGCGAGAGCCGCACTTCCTCGGCGAGCTCCCTGGCGAGGAGCGCCCCGCAGACCTTGCCGGCCGCACCGCCCTTGAGCTTGGCGGGGAGCGGCAGGATCGAGCCGTCCTCGCGCGCAAGTGCGGCGGAGAGGACGACGAGCTGGGTGTCGGTGAGTTTCATGGGGGTTGCCTCCGTGGCTTTGGAGGACCGGCCGATCCGGTCCGTTCCACGGCGGCAAGGTCCGGAACCGCGCGGGCGCGGCCCGGACCGAACTACTTGCAGGAAGCGCCTCTCTACCGCGCTTGACGGTGCACCGCGCGAGCAGCGCCCTGGAGGGCGAGCGCATCGGCAAGCACCTGGTCGAGGTCGGCGATGGTGCCGATCGCGGCGTTCCGGTTGCCGCCTTCGATGTAGGTTATGGCCTCGCGTGTCTCGGCGAGCGC